AAAAAATGAAACTAATCACAGAAGAAGTATCAAGCGTTAAGTTTATAACTGAAGGCAAGGGTACTAAAAAGAAAATGTACATCGAAGGTGTATTCCTACAAGGAGACATTAAAAACCGTAATGGTAGGATGTATCCAGTACAAACACTTGACCGTGAAGTTGGTAGATATAACGAAAACTTTACTAATAAGGGACGTGCTCTTGGTGAGTTAGGTCATCCAGAAGGTCCAACAGTAAATCTTGATCGTGTATCTCATAAAATTACATCTCTTGTAAGAGAGGGTAATAACTTTAAAGGTAGAGCACAAATTCTTAATACCCCTATGGGTAAGATTGCATCTTCACTTTTAGATGAAGGTGTTCAGTTAGGAGTTTCTTCTCGTGGTATTGGTTCTCTTAGAGAAGATAGAACTGGTTGTAAAGTTGTAGGTGAAGATTTTCAGTTAGCAACTGCTGCTGATATCGTTGCTGATCCTAGTGCACCAGATGCTTTTGTTAATGGCATCATGGAAGGAAAAGAGTGGGTTTGGGATGGAGGAATCCTTCGTGAACAACTTGCATCACAAACTAAAAAGCGTATTAATACGTTAGTTAACCAAAGAGCTTTGGAAGAGCAGAAGTTGAATCTATTCAACGATTTTCTTTCAAATCTGTAATCTCTATAAATAAATACAGATTAATTAAAATATATCTAAACAAATGTCCGTTGGTAACGATTTACAAGAAATGGAAAACGCAGTAACTAAAGGAGCTGCTAAGGGCGATCCAATGCAGAAGCTCACCACAGGTGGTACTCCTGCTACTTGGGAAGACCTTGGTGGACCTACACCAGAGAATTCAAAACCTGATGACGACTCTAACAAGTTGGCAACTCCAGGTAAAACTCTCGCTCAGGTAAGAAATGTTGTAAACAAGGGTGCTGGTAAAGCAGATCCTATGCCAACAGGTCTTAAGTCTGGCGACGAGGTTGAATTAGAAGACAACCAAGAAGTTGTTGCCGAGGACGAAGTAACTACCGATGAAGTAGTTGCTGAAGAAGAAACTACTGAAGCTTCAGAAGAGCAAGAAGTAGTTGCCGAAGAGGAAACTTCTGAGGAAGAAGTCGTCGCTGAAGATGCAATAGAAGAAGAGAAAATTGATGTCGAAGAAGACATTAATGCTCTTATTGCTGGCGAAGAACTTTCAGAAGAGTTCCAAAACAAAGCACGGACAATCTTTGAAGCTGCAATCGGAAGCAAAGTTGCAGTTGTTAAAGAAGAGCTCGAGATTGCCTACGAAGAAAAACTCGTAGAAGAAGTCGAAGAAATTAAAGGAGCTCTTACCGAAAGACTTGATTCTTATCTCGAATATGTCGCACAAGAGTGGATCGAAGAGAACCACTTGGTAATCGAGAATGGAATTAAAACAGAAATGACTGAATCCTTCCTAGAAGGTATGAAGTCACTATTTGAAGAGCATTATGTATCCATCCCTGATGAGAAATATGATGTACTTAATAGTATGGTAGAAAAACTTGATGAAATGGAATCAAAACTCAATGAGCAGATTGATAGAAACGTTTCTCTTAATAAGAGATTAGCGGAATCATCTGCCGATGTAATCTTTGCAGAAGTCGCTGAAGGGTTAGCTCTCTCAAGTAGAGACAAGCTATACTCTCTTGCTGAAAAGATTGAGTTTGCAAGTGAAAATGACTATCGTGAGAAGTTAGCAACATTGAAGGAATCTTATTTCCCTGCTAACGGTACTCCTAAGCAAACTACCGAGACTATATCTGAAGGAGTTGCATCTGTAGCACCAGAACAGGTATCTAGATCTATGGAAGCATATATGGCATCCCTCGGAAGGATTGCTAAAAAGTGATTTTTAAATCATAAAGTAACAAACTCATTTTTTTAAACAAAAAAGTAAAATGCAAGCCCCTATTAATCAGGAAGCTCTGCAAGAGAAGTGGGCACCATTACTAGACTATCAAGGACTTGAAGAAATCAAGGATCCTCATCGTCGAATGGTAACCGCAGTTCTCTTGGAGAACCAAGAAAACGCACTTCGTGAGCAGAATGAATTTCTGTCCGAAGCAGCCCCAACCAACTCAGTTGGTAATGGTGGTTATACAAGCTCAGGAGACGCAAGCACCCTTGGTGGTTTCGATCCTGTTCTAATCAGTCTTATTCGTCGTTCAATGCCTAACTTGGTCGCATATGACCTTGCTGGTGTTCAACCGATGAACGGTCCTACTGGACTAATCTTCGCAATGCGTTCTCGTTACAATACTCAGGACGGAGCAGAAGCTCTCTTCAATGAAGCAGACACTGCATTTGCATCACAGAACAATTCTGGAAACCTTACTGCTGGACACAGTGCTACAACAACTACTGTTGGTTTGGGTACTACTGGTGGTACACAATCTTCAGATCCATCTGCACTAAACCCTTCAACTAACTCTACTCAGTATGGGTATAAAGTTGGTCAAGGTATGCGTACAGATAACGCTGAAGCTCTTGGAGATGCAACTGGTAATGCTTTCAACGAGATGGCATTCAGCATCGAGAAAGTAACAGTTACTGCGAAATCTCGTGCGTTAAAAGCTGAGTACTCACTAGAACTCGCTCAAGATCTTAAAGCAATCCACGGATTGAATGCAGAAGCCGAATTGGCAAACATTCTTTCTACTGAGATTCTTGCTGAGATCAACAGAGAGATAATCAGAACAATCTACAAGGTTGCTGAGTCTGGTGCACAAAACAACACTGCTACTGCTGGTAAGTTCGACCTAGACGTTGACTCCAATGGTAGATGGTCGGTTGAGAAGTTCAAAGGTTTGATCTTCCAAATCGAAAGAGATGCTAACGCTATCGCACAAAGAACTCGTCGTGGAAAGGGCAACATTGTTATGTGCTCTGCTGACGTTGCTTCTGCACTAACAATGGCTGGTGTACTTGATTACACACCTGCTCTTAACGCTAACTTGAACGTTGATGACACAGGCAATACATTTGCTGGTGTTCTAGGCGGTAAGTTCCGTGTATACATTGACCCATATTCTTCAAACGTATCTGACAATCAGTACTACGTTGCTGGATATAAAGGTTCTTCACCTTATGACGCTGGTCTGTTCTATTGCCCTTACGTTCCACTACAGATGGTTCGTGCAGTGGGTCAGGACACCTTCCAACCAAAAATTGGATTTAAGACTCGTTATGGTGTTGTCGCTAACCCATTTGCTGAAGGAGATGCTTCAGGTCAAGGACTTGGTGCTATCAAGGTCAACAGCAACCGTTACTACAGACGTGTAACAGTCAACAACTTGATGTAAAGATAATCAATATCTTTCAT